ATACCAATTATAATAAAGAACTATTAATAAAATATTTTAAAAATAGTCTTAATTTATTGAAAAATATAAGTGAACCCTTTGAAACTTCACTTATAGACCAAAAAATAATTGGTTTAGATGGTGTAGGATTTGGACAAGAATTACCTGAATATTTTGAGAATACAAATACAGATTTAACTAAAAACTTAAAAAAACTAAGAGAAATTTTTGTTACTAAAAATGTAGATTTACCAAAACCGATTTATAATATAAATAATCATAACATATGTATACATATAAGACTTGGTGATGCTATTACTACAGGAAGAAAACTTGACAAAAATATTATGAAAACAATAGATATTTTTAAATTAAAATATCCCAATTCTTACATACATGTATTTTCCGATGAACCTGAAAAAATTAATTATAAAAAAGATAAAAAGATTATTTTATACGATAAAAATATTGACGTGCTAGATATATTCAGTAGTTTTATACATAGTGATATCTTGGTTATTTCCTATTCATCCTTAAGTATTGCTTCTCATTTATTAGGTAAAAAAACACAAACAGTTTATATACCAGATATAGCAGGACCTACTCTTCAACATAGAGTTCTAAAAAAATGTAAAAAAATAAGTTGTTTAATGAAAATGTATTATATAGAATAGACATTATTGTTATTTTTATATTAAACTATTTAATATTTTTAAAAAAAAATAATTATAAATATTTATCTATATTTTAATGTAAAGCAATGCAAGATAAATATAAAGAATATTATGAATTAATAAAAAATATTGAATATCCTTACGATAATGATATACCTATATTTAATACTCATGGAAAACTAATTATAGCACTATTTGAATTTAGACCAATAAATGAGATTAAATGGGTAATAAATGCATTGTTGCATGTATATAATAATATTGATATAGGTTTTTCAATAGTATATGGTAAAAATAATGAAAAATTTATTTTAGAAAACTTTGGGGATTGGAAAAATATATTATTAATCAATACTGGTGATGAAAATCATAATTCACATTCATATTCCAATCGTTTAATAACTCCAGAATTATGGGAGAATTTTTTAAATTGGTCACATGTACTTGTTTATCAATGTGATGCCTTAATATTACGTAAAATTCCAGAGTTATACTTTAAATATGATTATATAGGTGCTCCATGGAAAAAAAACAATCTTGGAGGAAATGGCGGGTTTTCTTTAAGAAATGTCAAATCTATGATTAAAGTTTGTGAACCATACCGAAATAAGAAGATAACCAACTTTAAATGTCCTCACATGCATGAGGATGGGTTTTTTTGTAGACAACAAAAATTCGGGTTCGTTTATCCAAATAAATATGAAAGAGAAATTCATAAAGAATTTTGTATTGAATCTATATTTATTGAAAATCCAGTTGGTCTACATAAATTTTATCATTGGATAAAAGATAATGAATTATTTAATAAAATTATAAAAAATATAAAAACTAAATTATTATTGAATAAACCTAACTTTAAACTTCATAGTGAACCATTTATAAGTGATGATTATTTTATTACAAAAGGTAATTTATTATTATTAGAAAAAATAGATATAGACGAACTTAAAAAGATAATTGAATTTAAATTATTTTGTATAATATCTATAAAAAGTTGTTTAGTAGATTATTATCTAGATTTTTTGTTAAATATTAATATATCATTTATCTTGATAACAACCAATGGTACAGAATGTTTTCCCTATGGAAATTATCCATGCACAGATAATAATTTAAAATATAAGTATGATAAGTTATTAGAAAAAAAAAATTTAATAAAATGGTTTACCAAAAATCCTTGTATAATACATAACAAAATTGTCCCAATCCCTTTGGGTAATAAATGGAGATGGCAAAAATATGATTTTTTCACAGAAAATAAAAAGAATACTTTTAATATTTTAAACAAATATTGTAAAAATGCAAAATCAAATTTTTTAAATATGAAATTAAAAACAGAATTATTGTATTTCGGTGGTATGAATCTATCAACGACTAATAAAGTTCACTACAAAATACATTCCAATTCACGGAAAATTTTATTTAATCTTTTAAAAGATAAATTCATATATGAAAGTAATATCTTATCCTTTGAAAATTATTTAATAAAAATAAGTAAATGCAAATTTGTTATTTGTCCTCCAGGAGCTGGTATTGACACTCATAGATGCTGGGAATCATTATTAATGGGATCAATACCTATAATGTATCATACACCACTAGATCCATTATTCGAAAAATTACCAGTATTGTTAATAGATGATTATTCAATACTTACAGACCAATTCTTACATGAACAATATGAAATAATTATGAATAAAAAAAACGAATATGATTTTTCAATATTATATACAGATTATTGGGATGAAATAATTTCTATTAAAAACTATTTGTAAAATTTAAATTTAGATGAAAAATTTATATGTGGACATTTAATAATGGAAACAATAGCGAACAAATACAATAAATTATGTAAAAAAAAATCTGATATAAATGAACATTTACCAACTCTTTATAAATATGCCTCAGAATGTGAAAGTATTATTGAATTGGGAGTAAGAGGTGTTGTTAGTACATATGCTTTTGTGTATGGATTATTAAATAATAATAGTTTAAATAAAAAAATTCTATTAAATGATATCACTAAGTGTAATATAACTGAATTATTAAAACATACTGATAATTTAAAAATAGATATTAATTATGAATGGATTAATGATCTAGATCTAGAAATCAAAGAAAATTATGATTTAACATTTATAGATACATGGCATGTTTATGGACAATTAATAAGAGAATTAGAAAAATTTTCAAAAGTGACAAATAAATATATAATAATGCACGATACAACAGTTGATGCTTATAAAGGTGAAACTATACGACAAAAAATGAACGCTGAAATACAGTCAAAAAATACAGGTATTTCTATAGATGAAATAAATAAAGGGTTAGTACCAGCAATAACTGATTTTTTAAAAAGTAATAAAAATTGGAGAATCAAAGAAATATTTAATAATAATAATGGTTTGACTATTTTAGAAAAGATAAATTAGTCATATTCAAATATTAGAGAAAAATGACATAAAATTTTTGTATGATTACAATAATTATATTATCTAACTTTATTTTCATTAATCATTTTTTAGCGTTTTCTTCTTCACTTTGATCTACTACTTTTTTTTATATTGTTCTTCTTTATTAGTTCTTTAATTTTTTTTTACCTTCATAAAATATTTTATTAAATTTAATATTATAATTAAGTAATTTCAGAAATTTTCATTATATATAATATGTCAAATAATACAATATTAAAAAAAGAAAGTAAAAATTATATACCATGTGGTTATTACATAAAACCATGTCCAAACGATTGTAAAAAAAAAGGTCGCTATCAATGTAATAGAGATATTAAAAAGAAAGCAAGCAAAAATAGATTAAGAAGGTACAAAAAAAAAAAAAAAAAAAAAACGGAAAAAAAAAAAAAAAAAAAAACAAAAAAAAAAAAAAAAAAAAAAAAAAAAGGAGGAAGTACCTACTCACCTCTTATAAACCCTCGTTCTCTTAAAGATCTGGTATTAAAACAATATCCAAACGAAATTTTATTAAAAATAATAGAAAAAAATGAGGATAATTATCTTTCAATAATAGCTAGAAATGAATTAAATAAAAGAGAAAGAATTAAAAGAAATTGGAGTCGAGTTCGTAATATCAAAGATAAATTATTTATTAATTCAAATAATTATGATATTAATCAAGCAACATTTGAAAAATTAAAAGATAGTCAAGAACAAATAAGATCACATGAAATAAGATCAGATGAAATAAGATCATATGAAAATTTAATGAGAAAAATATGTAATGAATGGATGGTCTTTTTAAAAAAAATGAATTATGATAGGGCTTATGCCCTATCTGAGTGTTCCTACTTTGCCAAAGGCAAATCGGAACGCTCCGAAAGAGAAAGTGATGATGAGGAAAGCGATGACGATGTAAGTGATGATGTAGAAAGGGAGGATAAACAGGAGGAATGGCATGATAAAGATTGGATAGATAGAGAATATCCTTATGCTGATGAATTTGATATTGTTGATAAAAGATATTTGGCACTTTTTTTCACTTTTCTTATTTCTTACCTTAAAAAAATTAATAAAGGAATCTATGAAGAATATATGAAAAATATATTTGAATGTATAGAGGATCATGAAAATGCTTTTGATTATTGGGAAAATGAAATAAAAAAAGCTCAAAAAGAGAAAAGATCAATAATAGAAATTGGAAATAAAGATGAGGAAATTTTTCATTATTTTCCAGAATATATGAAAAAATATGATCCAGAATGGAAAAATGATCAATATTTATTACCAAGGACTTTGACCACTAAGATTAAAGAAGAAAGCAAAGAAGCAGAAAAAAAACAAAATAGATTAAAAGAAAGCCTTAAAAATTTGAATTATACCAATGAAATCGAAAAAAAATGGACATCTGAAAGTTTATTTTATCTATATAATACAATTTTAGAAACAATACCTATGTATTGTTTAGCTGGGCGTTACAGTGAAAAAATAAAATACGAATGTTATTAAAATTTTGATACAGAAAAATTCGTAGAAAATCCATGGAAAAATTTTAAAAATAACGTTTGTGATTAATTTTAAATTATTTTTTTATTTAGTCTTTTTTATTAAAACAGTAAATAAAAAAATTAAAAAAGAAATGAAAATCTGTCATCGCTTCTCGATGGGATTTTTGTCCCATCGATGTTCCCTAAAGGAACCATCGAGCCAACTCGTTGGCGTAGAGAATCGACGGTATGTCCACAGGACTATCAAAATTGTGCGGTTCGTTTTGAAGGGAAAAGTACATGGAACTTTTGCCCTAGTTGTTCTTGTAATAGATGTAACATTCGATTAAAATTAAATGGTTTTAAAAGGTGCATAAATTGTAAAAATGAATCATAGTGATTAAAACAATATTAATTTTGCAAGGCAGAGAAAGAAAGAAAGAAAGAAGATAAATATATAGATTATTATTATGAATAGTTCACAACGATCTTGGTTTAAAAAAAACAAAAAAAAAAAAAAATATTTAATATTTTAATAATATGATACAGTGCAAAAAGTTAAGAATAAGCATTGGTTCATCTAAGACAAATGTAAAAACTATTTCTGTGCCTGGTATACAATCCTGTAGTAACGTTCCAAAGAATCGCCAAAATCGTAGATGGAGAGATAGGTTTGAAGTTTCGGTAAACGAAAAAAACGAAACACTAACCGTAAAGCGTTCCGATTGTGGAAAAGGATGGGGACAAAACTTAGTTTTAGAAGCAAGTGTTTTAGAATCTAAAGCGAATATTTCTCAAAATAATCTCCTAGATTTATTCGACTTTAAAAAAAAAATTTTAATTTGTGGTTTTCCACATTGTGGAACGAGCATATTAAAATCAATAATAGGTCACTCAGAAGATGTAGAAGAAATCAAACGGGAAACTATGAAAATTAATAAAACTACAAATAAAAAATTTATATTGGGTAAGTGCCCATTCACATTTAGAAAATTTTTTACGGACGAATATAATGACTATATTAAAATATTCATTATTCGTAATCCATTATTTGTTTTTTCTTCTTTAAATAAACGATTCAAATATAAAATTCCAAATAACCATAATTTTAATAAGTATTTAAATACTATAAAAATGTTTATTAAGTATAAAAACAATCCCGAAAAGGATATATATACTATAAAATATGAAGATTTATTTGAAAAAGATTATTCCAAAATAAAAGAAATATTAAATAATATTGGTATTAAATTCGACGATAGTATATTTGATAATACAAAATATACCAATGTTATAATTCCTGGTGTAAAATTACTAAATGAAAAGCCTAAAAATATTCAGCACGGTAAATATCGAACTTGGCAAATTAACCAACCATTTATATCAAATAACGATATTTCAAAACTTGATCTAAGTTATAATCAAAAAAATACAATAATTAATAATTTCTATGTTTTACAACTTTATCCTGATATAAGAAATAAGACAGACTAGAACAATTATGACAATGGTTTTGATAGTTTAGAAGAAGCAAAAGATAATTTGTATGAGTATGATCCAGAAAAATTCGTAGAAAATCCATGGAAAAATTTTAAAAATAACGTTTGTTATTAATTTTAATTATAAATAAATTTGAAATTATTTTTTTATTTAGTTTTTTTTATTAAAACAGAAAATAAAAAATTAAAAAAGTAAAAAAGAAAATTAAATGAAAATCTGTCAAAATTGTGCGGTTCGTTTTAAAGGGAAAAATACATGGAAATTTTGCCCTAGTTGTTCTTGTAATAGATGTAACATTCGATTAAAATTAGATTAGATTACTTTATTTTTAATTTTGATCCATATCTACGCATACCCATCATTTTACAGTTAAATACGTGTATTATTGATAGAAGGTCACTTGTAAATTTATCATAATTATTTTTTATTTTATTATCAACGACAATAAGTTCGCATTTGTTTTTTTTTAAAATCCATTCTATAAGCTCAAATGCAAATCTACAAAGTCTATCTCTATGAGCTATAACAACTTCTTGAAGTTCGCCTTTCATAGCTAATTCTAGAATTTCTTTTAAACCCTTTCTTTTCCAATTTATTCCACTTCCTATATCTCTAATTATTCTATGATCTGGAAAATTTACTTTCATAAAATTTTCTTGTCTTTCTAAATCATTAATTTGTTTGCTTGAAGAAACTCGAACATAACAAACTTTTTGTTTTTCCGAGTTTTCTGAAGGTTTATTGTGATCATCAATATTTATTGGAATAAAATATCTTCTTCGATTTGAAACACGAATAGTTTTTATTTTACCCTCAGCATCCCAACGTCTAAGTGTAGAAGGATGAACATCAAAATATTCAGATGCTTTTCTAGTTGTTACAAAATAACCTTTGGAACTTTCCATCTTTGAATATAAATAAAAATAAATATTTAGATATAAACTTATATCTTTTTATTACGATGATATTCACAATCATTTCCTAATTTTTTACAACATTTTTTACAACAATTAAAATAACAATATGGCGATGGTGTGTGCATACATTTATTTTCTTTTTTATTAGAATCAAGGCATTTTATAAAATTTAAAATCTTATTATTTATTTTATCAAAATCAACATCATCTTTTTGATCAAATATCTTAATATTTTTTTTATTATAATTTAAGTAATTTAAGATATCCAATATCTTAATGTTTTTGTTATCAGACATGAGTTTTATTTTTTTTAATCTCGATTCAATTGTTTTTAGCTTTGTATTTGTTGTTATTCGTAAATCTAAATAGTCTCCCACTATAATCTCATATTTTTTTGATTTTATGTCATCTTTAGATAAATTGTATTTATCACAAATAATATTTATTTTTGCTAATCTTTTATCATAAAATACTTTCCTTTTTTTTTCAAGATTTAATCTTTTAATATTTTTTTGTTTTTCTATCTCATTTTTAATATTATTTTCTTTTTCTATTTCTAAATCCTTTGCCTGTTTATTCCAAAGATACAGTCGGTTATTTTTTGTATACCATTCTATAGTTTCTTTATCATTTATAATTGGGCATTGTTTTTCCCAGGCTGCAAAATATGTATAAATTTCTCGAAGACCTGGCATATATCCTTCGTATTCTTTGTATGGAAGATGTTTTTTTGGTATTAATGGATAATACCAAAGATTTTTTAATTTCGGTCTCAAACATTTCTCATGAATAAATATGTTCCATGTATGATTAAATTTAACCCTTTTTTTTAAACATATGCAACATCTTTTCTCAATAAGAGTGATATAATTTAAAACTGCTGGTTTCATAACTATCGCCTTATCTCTCGTTTCATAATTTTGTGTGCATTTCCATTTTAAATGATTTAAAACTTCACTTTTTATATATTTAGATACTATTGTAATATCGAATAAATCAAATAAATTTATGTATGGAAGTGTTATTTTTAAAATTAACTCAAATCTATTATTAATTATACCCTCATTCATTACTATTCTTTTTAAGCTTATTTAAAATAATGATTCAATTTTTTTAATAAATTTGAAATTATTAATAGTCTTTTTATTAAAAATTAAATAGAAAATTAAATAGAAAATTAAAAAGAAAATTAAATGAAGGTAGATAAGCTGGAGACAGAAAAGGGACAAAATCAGAATGTTCCGATATGTGCAAGGGAGAAAAACATGAAAGCATTATATGAAATGTTGGCGGATGGATACGAAATTCTTTTAAAAAACAAAGCGTCCATTAAAAAGGATCTACGAAAATTAGAAATTCTTTTCCCAAAATATTTTTTAACTACAAAAAATATAGGTGAAATCTTTGTAATTAAAGATAGTTTTATTGATGATTTTAAAATAAGAAGTTCAGTTGTACAACTAATTGATGTAGAATACTCTGGGGAAGATATTGATGATCCATATTTGCCTGATACTAGTAGTGTGATTTACTGGTTTAAACAAAGATACGTAAGTGATCCAGTTCATACAGTAAGACCCCCATTCAAGAAATTAAGTGATGATGAAATACAAGAAAGACATAAAGATTACGCAGAATATGGAGAAGAAAGATGGGGGTATCATGGCGAAATACAAAAATGGTACGATGAATATGCAGAAACTGGTCATGAAGCATGGGGGTATGATTATGACCATTATTATGATGTTCATAAAACCTTACCTGAGTGTGGTCCTGAATTTGGACTTTCTTGGGAAGATATGCGAGATATTTGTATGGAACGATATGAGTGTAAATGTGGAACTGAAGAGTACGGCTTACCTTGTCATATATGCCATACTTTAGAATTGGAAGATTACTTTGAAAATGATAAAAAGGTTGATATAAAAGTTAGCGATGATTTTATAAAATTTGGTAAAAAAAAGGATTCAGATTTTAAAGATGGTTTTATTTTTGATACTTGGCATACAAGAAGTTTTCCGGTATGGCTTAATAAGTCGAATAAAGTAGAAGAAGATTTTTCAGATTTGGGAATTATAACACAAAATATATTATCATTTTTGGATGATAGTTTTAATTATTATGAAAAAATACATCAGATAAAACAAAATCAGCACGGATTGTTTCTTAATGAAGACGATATTGGTGAAGTATTATTAGAACCTGACTATTTCTTCCCAAATACATATGGTATAGTAAATAAATTTGTAAATAAATTTATTTTTAAAGGTTTGGATGGAAGTAATTTTCTTTTCAGAACGGATCATGAAAATTTTAATGAATATTTTGATAAATTTTTAAATTTATACAAACCATATAGAATAAAAAAGAATTTATACTCCTTCCCTTTAAAAGTTGTTGATAAATTACATTTAAAATCATTAGGTTTAAATGAAGTATATAGTGGAAATAATGAATACAAAAATGGTCGACCTGAGTGTATTTATTCGGAATCTAGAAATGAACATTTATATAAAAAATTACATAATTTTGAATTAATTACAAGTTATCCAACTAGAGAAGAATATGAAGAATTAGGTATACCCTACCCTGATTCGGATGATGAATATGATGATTATAATGATTATTTTGTGATTTACCAGTATTATGACAATGGTTTTGATAGTTTAGAAGAAGCAAAAGATAATTTGTATGAATATGATCCAGAAAAATTCGTAGAAAATCCATGGAAAAATTTTAAAGATAACGTTTGTTATTAATTTTAATTATAAAAAAATTTGAAATTATTTTTTTATTTAGTCTTTTTTATTAAAAACATTAAATAGGAAATTAAAAAAATTAAATGAAAATCTGTCAAAATTGTGCGGTTCGTTTTGAAGGGAAAAATACATGGAAATTTTGCCCTAGTTGTTCTTGTAATAGATGTAACATTAGATTAAAAGTAGATAGTTTTAAAAGGTGTATAAATTGTTATAATAGTAATAAAAAATATAAAGATAAGAAAGTCCAAAAAGTATTAAAAAATTTAGGATCGTGTCCTGCGATCACAAAAGAAAAAGGTATCTGTGGCAAAGCTTGTATAGATGGGAAAATGTTTTGTGGAATACATAATAACCAGGAAAAAAATTTAAAACAAAAAGAAGAAAAAATAAAGAAATTAGATGAAAAAGGATTCATAATTTGTAGAGTAAATGGTTGCCATGTACAAATACCTAAAAATAAAGAAGATGAAAAAAAAACTCCTAGAACTTGTGCTAAACATAGAGGTGCAGATAAGCCTAGATGTAGGGGAAAAAAAAAAAATGGTAAAAAATGTAATTTTAAAGCATCAGATAATGGTTATTGTGGAAATCACCAAAGACAATATTTAGAAGAAGTAGCAAATAATCAAGGTTTTAAATATTGCAAAAATCTTGAAAGAGGATGTAAAAATAAATTACCTTTAAATTCAAAAAAAAAAACATGTGAAGAATGTTTAGCAAAAGATAGAGAAAAAGATAAAATAAAAAGAAATGAAGAAAAAAAGAAAAAAGAATTAACTGATAATATTAATTCACACTATTGTAAGAGATGTAAAACATGTTTACCAAAAGAAAAATTTAAACATATTAAATTAAAAGAAAAAACAACAAAAGAATGCATTGATTGTAGAACAAAATTTAAGGACACTAGAGGTTCTAGACCTGAAAGAAAATTAAGTTTAGTTCAGGCTTGGTCGGGTCTTGTTAGAAAGGCTAACAAAAGGGGAATAATTGTAAATCAAAATTTGAAAGAAGAAATAAGTTTATTATTCATGGAAAATTGTTTTTATTGTAATTATTTTAGTTCTAAAGGATATCTAAATGGTGTTGACAGATTAGATTCAAAAAATGGTTATATAAAAAATAATTGTGTATCTTGTTGTTCTTATTGTAATTTAATGAAAGGTTGTTTAGATCCTGAAACTTTTGTGAAAAGATGTGAACATATATCAAAATATTTAGGAACATCAGATGAATGTAAATTTTATAAGGATTTATGGTCAGATCATTTTAATCAAAAGTATCATCAATATAAATATAGAGCAACAACAAAAAGAAAAAAGAAAAATAAAGAACAAATTCCATTCAAAATAACTAAAGAAAGATTTAATATATTAATTAACCAAGATTGTTCAATTTGTGGGAAAGAAAGTACCGAGACGCACAAAAATGGAATTGATCAAATTGTTCCCGGTTTAGGATATATTGAAGGAAATATACAATCATGTTGTGGCGAATGTAATTTTATGAAAAATAAAATACCTTTCGATAAATATAAATATAAATGTCTTAATATTTACGAAAATACAAAATATATTTCAAATAATTTAAGTTTACATACGCAAAAAAAAAGAATTCCATCTTTAGGGCATTAATTTAACAAAATTATTTTTATTATTTAATCTTCTTAATAATTTTAATTTCATTGTTAAAATTAATAATTTTTAATTTAAAATTTTTATTACAATTACTTTTGAATCGATAATCTTTTGCTAAAAGTTTTAAATGCCACATTTCAATATATTCTAAATTTAGATGATAAATTCCTTCTTCATCTGGTTCATCTAAAATATTTATTGTATTCATAAAATATTTATTAAAATTTTTATTATCTGTTCTTAATTTAATTTCTCCTTCATTATTAAAACTTAAAAATATAAATTTATTCAATTCTTTATTTTTTTCTTCATTAATTCCTGAAAAGAAGATATCTGGTTCTAATATAACTTTACCTATATCTTTTTCTGATAAAAATAAAACTGGTTCATTTTTCCTAATATTATTTAATTTTTTGAAATATTTCTCTCTGTCATCTTCCAAGTATTTTAATATATTTTTTGTTATAACACCATATGCAGACAAATCTTTTGACTTATATAATTCATCTGGAACCTTAATTCTTTTATCGCCATCAAATAATTCCCAATAATGATTAAAACCAACATAACTGGAATAATCTTCATAATCGATATTTAATAAAGGTTCTTGATAATAATCTATTATTGTGTCATCATCTCCATCAATAATCTGAATTTTAAAATCTCCACAATTACATATTTCACACTTTTCTGTAGGTCTACAATAACATTCAGAACCATTTAGGGTTACATTAGCCAATTCTTCCATTGATAATGTAAATATATCTACTTCTGGACATGTTCTATACACATCATAATAACCATTATAACTTTTATTACGACTAAAAATATTTTTTAAATTTTTCGGTCGATTATATCTTTTTTTATTCTGTTTTTTATTTAGTTTAACTTTTTCTTTTTGTTTGAAACATAATAATCTTTGATTGTCTTTATTAATAATACCTATTAATTGTACTTTTGTACAATAAACTTTATAACCATTAATAATACTATCTGTTATACAAAAGATTTCTCCAATATTATTTTCATTCAGAAAATATTTCGGAAATAAATATTCAAGTTTACGATAATCATGTTTTAATCGTTCTTCTTCTTTTAATTGAATATTATATTCATCTAATAAATAATTTATAAAACTATTCATTCTATGATATATTTTTTTATTATGTTTCAATTTTTAAAATAATATTAAAATTTTTTTTATTATTATTTTAATTTATGGTGCACCTTAAAAAATTTTTATGGTGTAAAAAAATAAGTAAAAAAATAAAGTTTTAACTCCTTAATTGGAATA